TCTGGGTCAATAACTACAGGGTCAATAGATGCCATTGCATAACTTCTAAGATCTGCAGCAATACTTTTCTTAGTAGCATCATTCAGGGAAGAACCTGTCTTAGTTTTAATAGCAATATAAACCTTGCCGTAGATTGGAGGGTTTAATGAATCACCACCATATGCAATAACTGAATCTGCATTAGAATAGATCTTCTTAGTAATTACAGCATAATCCTGTGCTGTAACTGCTCTATATTGGGAAGAATAGTATCTGGGAGCCATATACTTGATAGACTCTACAGACTCGGAGGCAGACCCCTGTTGTGACTTTTCTTTTGTTGCTAGAGTAACATTTCCGTTTGGTGGTTTAATTCCAAGACTATCAGTAAGAGAACCGATAAAAGTAAACTTTTGAACTTCATTTGCTTCAGAACCAGAAGTAACCAAATACTCTAGACCGATAATTTCACCATCATTAAGTTTTCTACCAACACTATCGTCACCAAACCTTATCTCATATCTTTGATCTTCTCCTTCAGAAATAAAGTAAACCCTAGTTGCAGCAGTCAAATTAGTAACAGTATCAACTAAGTTATACAGATCTGATGTAGTAGATGCTTCGTTTGGTTTAACGGTTACTACTAGAGTGTTTATATCTGCATCTTCAGCAGGAACTATGTAATTTTGATTCTCAAAACTACTCACAGTATACTCAAAGTCTACAATAGTTCCTTCATTAATCATAAGATTATCAAATTCAGCAATACCAGAGGTCGTATTAACCTCTACAGTAGTGTCGGAAAGGATATTCCATATAAAGTTACCCCCACTAGCTACAGGCCCCTTAGAGAGCGTTATACTACTAGGATAAGCACCATTTGTCTGGGAGGTTTGAACATGCAATTTCAAACATGCCTTAGAGCATGTAATTGACCTTGGGACATAATTTAAAAGCTTTGCAACATTAACAATGTTATCTCGCAATGTCGCAGAAGGAAGAAATGCCTCATTCATGGACATATTAGCATTGAATGCACTATAATAAGTGTTATATGCTAAAGTATCGATAAGATAGGACAATCCTGACCCTTCAAAATCATAATCAGAAAACTCATTTCGAGTTCTCAAATAAGTTTTGATAGATGATTTAATATCATCAAAATCTAATGCTGTCAGATTATTCGGTTGCATTATCCAGCTCTTTGTAAAACAAATTTAACTTCTTCAACAATAGGTATGCCTACTACTTGGTATGATATCGTTACTGACAGTTTATTATTTCCTTTAAACGGAACAGCATTAACATCTCTAAGTTGTACTCTACTCTCATGTTGGTTAATGGTATTTATTATCTCACTCTTAATTGCGTCTACACTAAATGCATCTAAAGGTTCAAATAGCATAGCATATACTTGACAACCTATAGTAGGTTGAAATAATTTTTCACCTGGTGCAGTCATTACCAGATTTCTGATAGACTGTTTTATAGCATTATCATTCTTGACAACAGATATGTCATCAGTGAATGGATTCTTACCGAAAGCCATACCAATATCATTAAATGACCTAGATTGTGCTAGATCTTTACTACTAATCGGTTTTAGTGCCATTATCTTTAACAATAGGAGATACCCTATTGTTATTTATCGTGGATAACAGTCCTTTCAAAAGAAATATTAAATGAGAGACTTATTCTTTCATTATCAGTTGTATTAGTCTGAATACCATGCATCAACCATCCAGGAAATAACATTATGTTCCCTTCTTCGGGTTTATACTCATGACGAGGGGTTAAACTAGAAAATAACTTAGATGTACCTAAATGGGGGTTTGGAGTTTCAAAGAATAGATTTCCATCCTCTCCATTGGTCTTAATATAATAAACACCCGATATATCTGTACCTCCATGATGATGTATATGTCCGTAATTACCTTTTTTAAATAATGAAAACCAAGATTCTGCAACTGAACAATTTCCATTATAATTTAAATATTGACAATAGTTTACGATATGTTTGGATAGTTCTTGAACAAATACATCCATTTGATGTTCTTTGACTACATTCAATTTAAAGAATATATCAGACAAATAATGACTAGACCAACAAGGATTCATTTCAAATTCAGTCTTTTTCAAAGCACCGTACATTTCCTCTTGAATATCATCAAAATTACTCACCTTAGCGGAATAGATGGGTGTTGGGTATAGATTTTGGATTACATCATCATTATTGATGATAAACCTATCACTTACATGAGCTGGATTTACATCAGGCATCAACGATACCTTTTAGCGTATGTCATCTCTTCAATAAACCCTTTAATAGCACTAAGAACTAATTTCCTGAATGATACACTCGCTTCACCCTGTATCTCCTCAAACATGTACATATTCAACCTAAATGCATAATTTGCTTCTACTACTATAGCATTAACATCTCCTTGGTCAACATCAATCATATTATCCAAAACACTACGATATGATTGCTTAAACATCTTCTTATCAAGAATCTCAGGGAATTCATAGAAGTCTAGACCTCTATCAAGTAGACCTAGAGCATTTTTAGCAATACCACCAAGAATAACACCACCAGACAGATCTCCCATGTATCTTGTATAATGATGTGCTATTAGTAGTTTAGGATTGTCGTTTGCTACTTCTTTAATGCGATTTACATACTGTTGAGTCGCTTCCGTGGGTGATATTTGCTCTTCCCAATTATCACCCCAAAAATACTTACAATCCGCAACTAACGCATCCTTTCTTGCCAAACCGTTTAATCTAATAGGTCCAACATATGGATCATCTTTAAGCCTTTCCATCTCAGACTCCATAGTCTGATACACAAAGTAAAAATTAGCAATTAATTGACGATAGTTACTCTCATTAACAACTCCCTTAAGAAATTGTTTGACAAAGGTAGTATTCTCTGCCATAGTGTGAGCCTTTTTTGTACCCATCTTCAATTGTAAGGAAAATGGACCTTCTTGTAGTGTTGTCATAATTATTCAAAAAATAAATTACCTGAAAGAACGTATCTACCATCAACAGGTGTTTCTGGTACTTTATGACTCATTCTGCCATCAAATAGAATCAATTTACCTTCAGCTGGTTCAATTTCTACATTATCATCTTTAAACATCAGTGGTGGACTACCTTCTGGGCAATTAATGTAATATGCAAAGGAACGTGTAGAAGTTCTATGATTATGCCAATCAATTCTTGTACCTTTATCATATCTAACACCCCAGATCTCCGCATTAACTGGATACAGTCCATTAACTGCACTATGGTAATTTTCAGGAAATAGGACTAAACGCATCCAATTCCACAACTTCTCCACTTCAGGACATTGAACGTGTGCATCCCAACGAGTCATATGAGCTTTACACGCTTGTGGTCTAAATTCAAATAATGGTTCGTTATCAATCCACTCCATCATTCCTTTATTATCTCTTGCCCAAAATGGATATTCCCATTCATCAAGGAATGGTTCATAGTTAAGTGGCATTTCTTTCTTCCCTCCTCCTAATGGGGTGTTTCCTCTACGGTCTTTATCAGGGCTAAAATACTTATCAAAATCTGGTTGTTCAATGCTTATTTCATCAGTATGAGCAAATGCCTTTGAACTATATGACATTTTTGGTTGAAATGAGGAAACTATAGGTGTAACTTCCTTTGGTTCTTTACCTTTAATCTCAACCTCATGTGCATATGTTATACACTGAGATATATCTCTACCAGAAGGTACTTTTCCATGTATCTCTCGTTTAAATTGTACTTGCTGTTCACCATTGAAATCAACAACACGATTGAGATCTGTCGTTCTATATTCTTCAAGTTCAGGCTCTCTATGACTAATACTTCCTAAAATGGGAGGAGTCTCATAGAAATCCGTTTTAGTATCAAGAAATATGTTTCCAGATATACTAATTCTATCATCAGGACAATTATAAAATGGATATACCGTATGTTTTAAACCAGATGGGAATAGTAATAGTGTATTTTCACGGGACTTATCCATTTTATAAAGATATCCCTGAACCTTACCTGCCATATCCGTAAAAACGAATTCAAAGTCAGATACTACATTACCATTTCTATTCTGTCCAATAGGAAGATTATTCTGTTCTGTTGAATCTGTGGGAATTTTTAACCAAGCAACAAAACTATAAACACCAGCATGGTTGTGTACAGGATTGAATTCATGTTGTTTTTGGTAATTTACCCACCAATTATTCAAATAATATGGATGTTTCCCCTCAACAGGTACATGACGACCCATATTGTCGTAAGTATCAGCAAATTTATTACATAATGGATATAATGTAGTATCCCAAAAGATATTATCAATATCCTCTAATTTGTAACTGTTATCTATATGACCTACTAAAGTTCTAGTGTGAGTTGTTCCTTTCTGTTCAATACACTTCCAAATGTGGTCAACTTGGTGAGGTTGTAAATCAACCTCTAACCATCCTCCTACAGGAGGTGTTACTGCGGTAACAAACTCCCAATCCGTAGGAGTTCTCCTAGCAGTGTCTATGTATTCGTAAGGTTGAGGGTTTGTTTCCATTAACGTCCTTGACCTCTATACTTCTTCGCTTTAACGTTACGGGAAGTAGCACTTACTTTAGTGTTTTGAGACTTACCTTGACGGGTTTTCTTAGGTTTTGATGGGATGTAATCACCCGAATCATTCCATGCACCGCTTGCTTTTGCCATAATTAAATTCCAATGTATACATTTGCACTACTACCTGCAATTACAGACTTACAGGGATATTCAGTAGTTCCGTTACCCAAAGGGTCACCTACTCTTGCCACGTACTTACCGTTAATTCTAACGGACTTTGATGTGGCATATGCTTTACGTTTGTGTCCTGTAGCTGGTTCACGACCTGCTGCAGTACCTATAACGCAATGATAAGCTGGGGTTTGCTCTGTATTAGTGCAATCCTCATTTGCAGACTTAGTAGTATGCATAGTAGGTGTGGAATGAGGTATTAACTCATCACCATCTAGTATTGGTATTTTACCATTAATTACTACATTTGTCACCTGGGTAGATGAATCAGGTAACTGTCTTTCTGGTGGCCACCAAGTTGTAGGATCCATCTCATCAACTGTCTTTGCAACAATACTACTATCCGTAGGAGAATGAGGACAATTAGAAAGAGTGCCTCCACCAAACCCAGGATGATGTATTGAAGGTAAAGAAGTACCGTGTCCAGTACAACTTCCATTATATGTTGCTATAGATTGAGTAGTCATGGTAGATATTCTCCCGTATTAAATGGATTGCCGTACTCTGTAATTGCGTCCTTCCAGACATTAGCAGATTTTGTCAAAGAATTGTACATAGGTAGCGTTCCAGTAGCATTCCATGTTTGACATCCAGATCCAAGAAGCGGTGACATAGTGTATGTAGTAACGGTATTTCCGCTAGTATTATCAACATTACCTGTATTAGGAGCACTACATCCTATATGTCCACACCCAGTATTAACAGGTGTGCATGATAATGCGACATTAATGTCTACTTTCTTGGTTGCATCAGCTCTATATTGACGCATATGGTATTTAGTGTAGTTAGAAGCATGAGGTAAACCGCTAAAACGCCCTTGTACAGTGGTAACCATGCGTTCACGGTTAACAGCATACGCAGGAACTGACGCTTGTGTTATATCTTCTATGTCTTGTAACCGCATTTCTTTGTTACGATCCTTTTCATGCACCAATACATCACCAAACCAGGCGGGATATATGTCACCTACATGCACTAATGAGTAATTAACTGCGAATCTTGCGTCAAATTCCTCCATAGTTGTACTCTTATAGTGGTATTGAGGTACTTTTTGCACTCTATTCAGATCTGGGTCTTGTTTTAGAGTGATTCTTGGTGCATAATTGACCTCGGCTTGTTCTCTAGGGTGCCGTAACCAACAATCTGCTACCTTATTAAGCATCTCGGTATCCGTTCCACCAGGTATTGAGTTAAGAATGTTCTGAAAATCACTAACATCAGTATCTCTATACGCTGCATTCTGTATTCTATCAATCTCTTCCTTATAAATGTTCTGCACATATGGTCGTGGTAGAGGTGTTTGAGTATATCCAGACCCTCCACGACTAACCTTGACTGCAGTAAGCACTCCATTAGTCCATGCTGGCTTAAGTTCTGCCTGTGTTCCACTAACAGCATAGGGTGGAGGTACTATAAGATCTGGTTCTCTACCGTATTGGTTCCATCCAGACCCACCATCTACTAATGTAACACCAGTCAAAATACCATTCGTAATGGTCACATCAATAACAGGTGGCACAAGTAGATTATATGTGTCTGGAGCGTTTTGATCAACGTCTGCAGGTACATATTGCACTGATTTGTCCAAAAATTCGTAAAATCCGACTAAAATTGCCCTATCTGGCACCATATAACCAGCTTTTACCGTAATAACGTGCGATCTATTGCTAGTATACTGCGTTTCTTTAGTAAAACTGCTCCCATTTCCATCAATATAGGCAATATGGTAAGGAAAATTGTCTAAATCAGTGTGAAATACCCTCTTAACTGTATGTCCATTAATAGTATCACCAGAACGTAAAACATCGAATCCTTCTTGCCCTTCTGTTGCTTGGTACGCTTGTACTGTCTTTACTTTTAAATTTAAGTTTAGTACGGAGGTACTATTATCGGGGTGAGTGTGAGTATACTCTAAGGTAAACGTTTGTCCAGCACTATACCCTACTCCTGGTGATAAGATCTCTGAAATAGTCCACGAGGTACCTGAGAATGTTGTGGTTGCCCCACTATCGTCATATACTGCCTTAATTCTTGCCTTTACACTGAAACCTGTGGACGCTCCCGAATTTAGGGTAAAGATTTTAAAGTCATCAAAGAACTCATCCCCTGCCATATAAGGATTATCACCAGAAACGTACTCTGTACCGACTACAGTGTTCTCGTTCCATACGTCAGTCCATGTGGTTCCGTCGTCAGAGACCTCAAAATCAGAAACTCCATTAGGTAACGTGGTTGAAAGCGAGTTATAACTGAATACAACCTTCTTACTAAGGGTTCCTATTGAAAATAGAGTTGGATGAGGGCAGTCGGGGTCGGCACACCCACATTCAGCAGCACCAGGTACATCATAAGTTAATGTGGTTGTCGCAGGGGTGCATGAAAACGCCCCACAAGGGTAGCAAGTGTCTGTAGATGAACTTGCACCTGTCTGAGTGTTTGTGACGTTCTCAGTCTCTATATGGTAGCAAGGAGTGCCTACTACACCTGCATCGTTTGAGGTGTCATACAGATAGGAGAACCATGTATCTGAGAAACCGTGGTCATATGATAGACCCTCTGGGTAATAATCGAAATATAACGTCTCACCACATGCTGACTTAGTATACTTACCACAATTCGCTACACTACTTCCACTCAATGCGATAGATGGGTACATTACTGTAGACCCATCTCTTCCAGGGATGTTATAAGCACCTCCCCTTATCGCATTAGTTGGATATTCTTTAAATTCTACAAGAGTAACTCCTTCTCCTGTTCCAGGTTCAAACCTTTCACAGGAATTGGAACTACAATCATTCTGTGGGTTGCACCCCATCTGTCTTACCTTCTAGTGAATCCAATCTCTTGTTTATTGCTCCTATAAGGAAACTTAAACCTTGAAATTGCTGTTCCATACCAATCACCCTTGACTGAATTACTCCATCAAGTCTTGCTTCAAATGAATCCATCTTACTATGTAAAGCATTGAAATTCTCTTCCAATGTCATAAACTGTTTAGTACCTTCATTACTGATTAAAAACTCTTGTAATATTCTTTCAGGTCTCTCCATTTCACCAAGATACTTCTCCATACCCTCTAGACGTTTATGAAGTACTTCGACACATTGGTTAAGAGCAACGTGTGCTTCTTGGTTGTCATCTAGACAGTACTTAATCCATTCCCAATCTATTTCATCACCTTCTGTACTATTAGGTATAGGAACATCTACTCTAGCAGATCCTTTCATAAGGTCATCCAAGAAATCATCAATTTGTTCTCTCTTATCTAATTCCATTGCTGTGCCTATACCACCCTTCTGTATCTTATCCAGATCTGGAGGTAGGTCTTCTTGTGTTAATTGACTATCATAAGGAGTTCCCATCTCCTCTTTTGCTGCTTTTAAGTGTGCTTGATATTCTTCATCATCTTGTTTGTCAAGTTCTGTAGGATTGTCCCCAGTGAGAAATGGTGATTCTTCAGTCATCTTTTAATAATTTAAGTGAGTTTTCATCTATACTATAATTTAGCACTTCACCAACCTCCCAATTTAGTTCGGAGTATACCTCTTCTGGGATATACATGAAGAGATCTCCATATTCATCCTCTTCTACGTTTATTGTAAATCTCTTGGACATATTTCATAAGCGATTAATTTGTGTATTTGGATCAGGTGTACTATTCTTCCATCTTTCCCATAAGGTATATAGTTCCTTCAAATCTTTGGATATACCTTCTGTTAGGGCATGGTCTGCACAAGCATACATCCGAGTTTCTAAGTGCCCTTCTTTGCGTATCAATTGCTCTAAGCACCATGTTCTGTCATCTTGATAATCTTGGAAAAACTCTGGAGTCATGTTTTTGTACTGGGAAAATTTTTTAAATATTTTTATATATCACTTGCTCTTGGGAACCTTTGTAGGTTAGGGTAGTTTGCTTTTTAATATAACGGCCCCCATCAAGACCGAGAACCCCCATGAACACTGCGATTTGGGCGGAGTTCTTTACATTTAATAACCTATTTAACTGTCCTGAGTGTTACATAGGCATGAAAAAGGGAGTGCTTGGTTAACACTCCCATTCTAACATTATGCTGCTAGATTGTCAAGAACTGATTGGTCAATCTCTGTGACGTTTGTAACACTTCCTAACCACTTATTGATGTGCCTAGATGTTGTTACAGACCAGAATTTAGATGTTCTAACATAACCTTCAGAAGGTAAATATGCTGCAACTGGTGTTCTATAACTGAAGAAGATTTGTGTTCCGTCGT